GATGATCAGGCCAAACATGGCGATGTAGACACCAGTCCACACGGCACGCCTGAACAGGATCGCCCAATTGAATTGCTCTAATTTCGACAGCATTGACTTTCCCCTTGAAGGCTATATTCTGACTGACGGACTTAAACACGGGGAACTCGAACGCGGGACGCTACATTGAGGGGACTTCACAAGCAGGTTGGCTGGCGGGCCGCCTGCTTTCGCTTTTTCAGTGCTTCACATCCGGGATCACCGGATCATGGCCAAACATCGCGATGCGCATTTCCTGAGACAGCATCTTGAATGTCTCCTGCCCATCGGGGCTGTTCGCCCATTCGTCGGATTCTTCCTTGGTGGCGTCGAACTCACCGCTGGCGACACGGGCCGCAAACTTGGTGAAGCCGGCCGCCGTCAGTTCGCTGTAAAGCTGCGTGATCGGGCATGCATGGGCCTCATCAGAGGGGATCGCGTAATCGTCGAACTCTCCGGTTGCCGCACGCTTCGCGAACGCCTCGTATTTCGCTGCATTAGCCGGCGACGCCTGTTCAGCAACCTTGCGGAGTTCGGCGGCTAGTTTGTCTCGTGTGCGCATCAGCGTTTTCCTCCGCCTTCACCACTTGGCAGCATGCTCGTAGCCGCATCCAGATATTCAGCGGCGAAGTAGATAATCGCTACGACAGTAACGCCGATGGCGAGATAGACGGCCCATCTGGGGATGTATTCCATTGCTCAGTCTCCTGTTCAGGCGGCTTTGAGACGACCGTTTTCGGTAAATTCCGGCCCCTTGATCAGCATGAATGCGACAGGCTCCATCGCCCGGACATCGTCAGCGGGCTTGCCGTCGATGGTGGCAACGTGACGCCACTCACCATCGAAGTTTCCGTTTTCATCAAGCCACGCTTCATTGAAACGCCCGTCCGGAAGCCAGACGATAAAGCTGAGCTTGCTCTGATCCGCGTTCTTGTCGAACGCTGCGATCGGAATCCATTCTAGGGGTAGAAATTCTGTGGGTTCGTGAGTCATTGTCAGTCTCCATTACTGCCCGGCAGCGTATTGCCGCCGGGCTTTGTGAAACGTTAGGGATTAGAAGCGGTAGTTCAGGCCAGCGCGGATGATGTCCATCTCCAGAGAGGAGTTGAAATTGTCCATTCTGTACGGGGTGCCGTTCGTCCTAGCGCCATCAAAGCTATAATCGGCCTTGCCAAGGTCAACGTGAAGCCACTCAGCTTTCAAAGACCAATTGTGCGTAACGGCCCATTCCGCACCAGCGCCAGCGGCCCAGCCGATGTGGTTTTCTTCCGCCGTGGCATTGGCCATGTTCCCAGTCCTGGAGCCGTCATTCGCAATGTCGAAGGTGGACTGAGTGGCGCTCGTTTGGGCGAAGGCTACGCCGCCGGTTCCGTAGAGCAGTACGCTGCCGAGGCTATATCCAAGCCGACCGCGCAGTGTTCCAAGGTTGTCAAGCTCCTGCTCGACATCCCACTCCGTCCCCCCAAGCCCAGCGCCAACTGGTCGCGTGGCAAAGGTGGAATTGCCGCCGAATTCGCCCCACGAACCATCGGCCTCAATGCCAAAGACAATCTGGCCAATCTGCTTGTTGGCACCGACAGTCACGCCAGCGAGCCAATTGTCGCCTTCAACTGAATGGTTCGAAAAATAGTTCTCTCCGGCAAAGGGGCCGTTCTTGTAGATGCCGCCGTTTGCATCATCCACGGTCGGGGTGCCGCTCCAATCGCCTTGAGCCCAGCCGCCGTGAACGCCGATGTAAAGGCCAGACCAATCCACGGTAACGCCTGCGGGCTGGTCAGCGCTCTGATCAAGGACGCCATCCAAAAGGTCCGAAGCGTTTGCGGATGCAGCCAGAGCGAAAAAACTCGCGGCTGTGAGGGAGATTATGGTTGAATTATGTTTCATCTTTTGGTACCCTTAGGTGTTGACAAGTGATAATTATATCACTCTCTCAGTACCCGCTCATTTGCCGATGAACGGGATCTCGTTCAGGCGACTTTCATCGCCTCTTCAGTTTCAGCTTGTGAGAATAAATCGCCTGTACTGGCAGCGTTTTCCGCTTCGCCAATGTAGGAGATGGCTTGCCGGTAGTAGCTTTCCTTCAATTCCGCACCAACGAAGCGGCGGCCGAGCTTGACGGCGCTGTAACCCTCGCTGCCGATGCCCATGAACGGTGAAATCACGGTATCGCCAGGATTGCTCCAAAGGGTGATGGCGCGCTCGATCAGATCAAGCTGAAGCGGGCACAGATGGCGCTCATCATTCTGATCTCTTGCCATGCGCACGTTCAGAACATTGCCCTGCCTGATATTCATCCAGACGGGAGACGCCCATTGCTGCCAGAGATCGACGGGGAAATCGTGCGGCCGATGACCGATCGGCTCGGGGTTGTCTCCGGGCTTGCGGAAGACCAGCAGATAGTCGGGAAGCCCCATGCGTGACATGGCGCTGTCTTTCTGAATTTGCTTGTAGAGCAGCCCGAGCGCCTTCGTGCGCTGCATCTCGACAACCGGATCTCGCCAGATCGTGACGCGGCAGTGAAAATGAAACCCTGCAGTCTCATGGCATTCCGCCAGCGCGTCGGAGAAACGCCGGATGCCAATAAAGCCGTCCTTGAATTTCCGCGTGGGCAGATCGGTGCAGTGAACGGCGCAGAGCCGTCCTGGCTTCAGCGTGCGGTAAAGCTCACTCGCGACGAACTGATACTGGTTGAAGAATTCCTCGTCATTGGAGACGTTGCCCATGTCGGCGACGTTGTCCGAATAGACGAACAGGTCTCCGAACGGCGGCGAGAACACCGAGAACCCGACCGATGCGTCGGGCAAACCAGACATGACATGCACGCAATCGCCCCTATAAAGGGCAACACGATCCGTGATATGCTCGTCGTAAATCTTCATATGTACCTCAATGCAGCCATTCGGGCAGGGTCATGCCTGCCGAGGCGTCGTAGGGCTTGCGGCTGTCAGACCGCATTGCCCGGCGCATCGCCGCCGTCATGGCTGTTTTCATGGTTGAATGATCTTTGGACTTGCGGGCGACGGTGTCGAAGATCGCCTTTTCGGTATCGGCCATCGCGACATGAACGTGAACCGGACGGGCTTGCCCGAGCCGCCAGCAGCGCCGCACGGCCTGATAATAGGATTCATAGGAAAAACTCATGCCGACAAAGGCCATGCGAGCGCAGTGCTGCCAGTTGAGGCCGAACCCGGCTATGGATGGCTTTGTGATCAGGATGCGCTCGCGGCCCTCGCTAAAGGCAACGAGACGGTCTTCCTTGACCTCGGCTTTCATGGAGCCGCGAACCTCGATTGCATCCCGCAGACGGCTTCGCATGGCGTCGGCCTCGGCGTCGGTGTGCACCCATATGATCCAGGGTTCGCCTGTCTCGGCGCTCACGACGGAGGCGATTGCATCGGCCCGGTCATCCAGGGTCAGCGCTTTTTCCTTGTGGATGCTGGTTGCCGACATTTCAGGGATGCGAAACAGCCGTGATTGACCGTCCAGTTCCTCGCCGGTTCCGATGGAACGATCGGCGGTCACTTCGTGATTGGTGGTCAGCAGTTCTGGAAGCGCAAACCCGTCATCCGACAAACCGATATCGGATGGCTTGGAGACGCACCGCGCCCAGCTTGCGACCCAATCCCAGAAGTGTCCTGCCGCATGACCTTTGAGCCGCCATTTCTGGGAGGCTGTCGATGTATCGTTCACGAACCAGCGGGACAGCATTTCAGCGGAGCGCATGACGCCAAGGAACTCGGCATGGTTGCCAAGCTCCATGTGATCGTTCGGCGCGGGCGTTGCTGTGCACGCAAGGCGGAATGGCGCATCACGGAACGTGCTTATCAGCGCGTTCTTCGTCTTGCCTTGGAACGATTTCAGGATGCTGGATTCATCGAGGATGACGCCGGCAAAGTCTACCGTGTCCCAAAGGTGCAAACGCTCGTAATTCGTGATAACAACAGGAGGCAGCGCGTTGCCGGACGGCTCGCGCATATAGACCGCATCAATGCCGAACTTCTGCGCCTCACGTTGGTGCTGTGGGCCGACTGCCAAGGGCGCAAGCATGAGAACAGGCTTGCCAGTGTGCGCGGCGACACAGCGTCCCCAATCCAGGGCGATGAGCGATTTGCCAAGCCCTGTATCGAGGAACGCCGCGCCGCATCCCGTCCGCAGAAGGAAGTCTGTAACGATCTGCTGATGCGGAAACATCGCCGCGCAAAGTTCAGGCGGCTCAATCCCTGCGGGCTGAAAAGCGATTGCCTTGCGCGTGAGCAAATCCGTATAATCGCGAACGGCGTCATACATTGGAGACCTCCCCGCGCTTGGCAGGCCGCGTTTTCTTGCTGTATTTCCGCTTAAGCTCGGTGCACTTGTCGTAGCGCTTTTCCTCGACGACAAGCTTATCGCCTAAGAGCTTGAGGTCTTTGATTTTGATGCCGAGACGGTTGGAGGTCATGCCATCCCCACGGCGCACTTGATGCGCTTCTCAGCCCGCTCTATACGGGTGTTAAGACGACGGCGAACCCATGCGGCGGTGATGCCGGTGTCGCCAAGCGGAATATCGTTCTGATGCAGGATGCGGCGGAACCAAGCTGGCGAAC